ATTCTCTTGCTCATGTTTCTTTTGACCAATATAAATTCACCACCTAATTAGTTTAGAGGGGAGAAGGTTTAATATTTATTCCATTTCTCCCCATAACTTAATTTCCATTTTACTTATTATACCACATATGATATAATAAAATTGCAAAAATTCTTTTCTATCTTTTAACTTGTCATTTAATCAATGGCAAGTTTTTTTCTTTTTCTTCATACTCTAAAAACTCCATCAAACAATCTTCACATAAGTCTATAACCACTCGTTCATTATCCCATTGACTACCGTAACTACCGATCTGATTAATCTGCCAAGAAGATTCATAATAATTATCTAATAATTTTCTGCATTTCTTACAAATCATTGGTTTTTCACTAATGCAAAAATCAACTTGGCAATTGTTTGATATAATTGAAAATACGGATTCGTAGATATTCTTACCTTCAAAATACAGTATTTCTTCAATATTGTCTTTAGGAATCAATAATTCTTGCATAATTAGTTTATTAATATTGGTGTCGCAAAATTCCAAGTTGTTCCCATTAAGTCTACATCTGAATTGCTGATATGTGTTTATAGATTGCATAGGAGACAATACTACTTGAACTTGTTTACCATCGTAGGATTTTGAAATATTAACCATTTCTTGAACATCAATTTTTCTCACGACTAAAGACCCCTTTACTAATTTTGTTAAGGCCGTTTGAATAACCTTACAATATTAGTATAAGGGGTATAGTAAGTTATGTCAATACTATTTTACAAAATAAACTTACTTATTCTTCATAAAATATATCCTTAAAATCTACATTTAAAACTCTTGATATTTTAAAAGCAATATCAATACTTGTTGTATACCTATTTTTTACCAAATTAGACATGGTTTGTTTTGTAATTCCTACTTGTTCTGCTAACCAATTTTGTTTAAGTCCTCGTTCATCTAAAATATCTTTTAATCTATTTTTTACCACCATTTTATCACTCCTTACCACTATTATATCATCAATATCATCTATACAAAACATTATTAGTATTATGACCTTTCTACAATAATTATATTACAACATATAGCGAAGTATGTCAAATTATTATATTATGGTTATATATGATTTTTGATATTTGTATGAATGATATAATAATGGATAGGAGGGATGAATATGAAAAACAAATTCAAAAATATAATCCTAAACATGAACGATAGTGAATGTTTAGTAAGGTCACTTTTGGCACAAAAGTTACCGCAAGCTCTCGTCGTTCCCCTTTGACATGTCACTAAAACGTCCAGATTAGTAGATTTACTATATTAACGGATATTCACCAATCTGGACGTTTTTCTATAAACTGTATATTTTTTTACATAGAATCCAATAATGTTTATTATAATTGCCTTCTTTTTTACTTCGTTCCTTTTTACTTTCAATTTCATATGGAATATTATTATCTTCAAAATAACCATTAATAGTGTTGATTTTTACACTTCCATATCTATCAGTTATTCCATTGAATAATTCATCCCTCATAAAACCAATAAACTTTTCTTGTTCATCTTTAAACATTTTTATTCCAACTAATTTGTCTAGTTTGTCTTCTAATGTCATAGCATCAACCTCTTGCTCTAAATCAAAATACTCATCCTGATCAAATCTTTCTGCAACAAAATCCATATACTCAGACTCCATATATAATTCTATTTGTTCTATATCATATTTAAATTTAAAATACATTGTTTCGTTTACATGCTTAGTTATCTTTTCACCGTCAATTACATCATAAATTAAATTGCCATATGTATTTTTATGTTTATATTCTTTAACTAAGTCCTCAGAGGATAATCCATTCTTCAAATGTTCTGCATATCTTATAGTATTGTTTATGCTTGTTTTCTTGCCATTTAGCTTTTTATTGCTCCAATTCTTAATATATACAATCACTTTCTCATCTTTATTAGTTATTCTTTTTCTTCCCAAACACTGTTGAATAGTATCTAAATCAAAAGTATCAATAATTATATGCTTTAACTGCAAATCTTTTATATTAATTCCATTGTCTAAGGCAATTGTAGTGAATAGTATTTTAGAATCAAATATTTCATTCTCAATAATATTTTGCTTCTGTTCTTCGTTTATATATTTTCTATGCGTAGAATTGTGTTTACTACAAATGAAAGCACTATTTTCAATTTGCTTGCTAAAATCATAAGATGTTTTTGCTTTTGTAAAATATACTGCCTTTTCATTTTCCGGCAATTCATCTAGTAATTTTAAAATCACATTGTCATCTTCATAAAAGTATAATTTATCTATGTAATCATAGTCAGTTTCTATTTCATATTTTATTATTTCCAACTGTTTTACTTCTTCTAAATATTTGATAGGTACAGTAGAGGTAGCACTAAGTAATATTTTTGTATTAAACGTTTGCCCTAAAATATAATCCAACGATATATCTGTACAAAAATTAAAGGTATCATTAAACAAATAATGATACTCATCACATACTATATAATCATATTCTTCTAAAGGAATATCGTATGTTATTTTTGTTTCAATGCTTTGATAATTAATGACCGTGATTATTCCATCTTTATCATCTTGAATTAGCTCATGTATAAATTGGTCTTTTAGGATATCTCTATTAGTCAGTAGGAGTATGGTTTTATTATGTATTTTACAATAATCTTTTAATACATGTTTAATAAAATAACTTTTACCAGAACCAGTTGGAGCATTTATTGCTATAATACATCCTTGAAACCATTGTTCAATATCTTTAAGTTTAATTAAATCACTTACATATTTTATCATATATTTTACCATCCTTATTCGTTAATTTGGCATAATAAAAACGCCTAGATATTCTTAATCTAGACGCTTCACATTTCAGTGTTTTTATTTAGTTATTTCTTAATTCTTCACTTCTTTGTCTCCATGTCTCATATGCTTCTTTTGTTTCATGAAAATCAAATTTTACCCATACATTTCCTGTTTGTGGATGACGACCAATATCTAATACTCTGCAATTAAATTCATTGATATATGTACTTGCTCTTTTAATGTCATATATATACTTAAACCTTTTTTCATTTGTCTCATTAAGCATTTATTTTCTCACATCCTTATTCATAAGATATTTTACCTAATAATAACACATAAGTTGCAAATACACAATATTATTATTTATGTACCATTTACAAACCCCCTGTAATCATTGATATATAAGGGTTTTAGAATTGGGATGATCCTATAAAATGTGACTTTTCTAGGACTGCCATTTACTTTATTTCTGCATCTTCTTCCTCAGTAACTTCTTTACTAGTCTCAATAAATTTTATTTTCTTCAACATTTCATTTTTCTCTTCTGCAAATGTTCTTAAATCGTAGAATGAAGATGTAGTTGAAATATCATTGTGTTGACCAATATGCTTGCTAACAAATTTAAGGTCTAGACCACTTGCTAAGTAGTGACTTATTGCCGATGCTTTAAAAAGGTGAGGATTTATTCTACGTCCCAATATATCTGATAAAACATTTGAACATAAATCATCTGCCCATCCAAGAGATATTTGCTTATATTCTCCATCATGTTTTACTGTAAATAAATATTCATGTTCATAACCTCTTTTCTCTACCCACAATTTTAAATAATACAAAGCAGAAATTGGGATCATGTACTCACAAGGTTTTCCATCTTCTGACGCACCTTTTTCGCGAACAGTATTTGACATTACATATTCTTGACCATCTTCTACAGGTTTATCTACAATTTCAGTCTTAAATCCTCTAAGACCACCTCTTCTAGCACCTGTATTAAAAGCACAAGCAACCCATGCAACTGCTAAATAATTTTTATCTTCCATTAATGTATCAATCAATGTCTTATATTCATCTTCTGATATTGCAATTTTATTATAAACATAATTCTTAGGAATTTTCATATCTGTTTTTGTAAAATTATGAAATGCTTTGTATTCATCAAATTCTTCTGAGAGAATTCTTTCTGCATATTCACAAATTGTACTTACACAACTCTTCTTAAATTTAATCCCAGAACTAGACATTCCTCTATTAATTAAATAACTTAAATATCTATTAAAATCCCTTTTAGTGATACTGTAAAATGCCTTATCATTTAATGATGTTTTTACCCACCATGTAAACTGTTTAATTCCACTACGATATTGTGCTTTAGTTTGTGTCGAAAGCAAAGGATGCATTTCTTCAAATTCTCTTATTAGTTTTACATTTTCTGAGTTACAAGTTTCAAACATTTCATCAGTTACTTCTGGTAATTTATCTGCAACTTTTCTAAGCATATTCTTATTTATTTGTTTATTTTGTTTCTTATATGTTACCCTAGCCATTTTTGATAACCACATCCTTATTATTTATTATTTTTATTTATAATTATTAATACTCAAGCAACATTTCCATTAACTTACTTTTATTTTATTAGTTTTAAATTCCCAATTTGGAATTATGTATTTAAATTCTTTCTCAATTTTCTTATACAAATTTCCCTCTATTATCACCAATTTTTCATATTCATCGGGATAAAATGTTTTAAATTTGTTTATTCTCAATTGATCTAACTCTTTCATCCAACCCTTAACCTCTATCCAAATATCTAATTCTGGAAGATAAAAATCAGGCAAATAACTTTCTATACCATCACTTATATCATCGAAGCAAAATCTCTTGGGTTCGAATGTCCAAGTAATATTAGAGTAATTGAATGTTCGTGCAATATTTGCTTCCCATTTACTTCTAAAATATTGATTTATATCTTCTCTAAATCCACCTGTTTTAGAATATTTTGATCTCGGCATACTTTTTAGTTTTTCCCGTCCTCTTCTTAAATTTACTAAGCATTTTTCTCTTTCTACGTCAGTTTTATTTTCCCAAGCTATTTTATATTTTGTAGATAATATTTCTTTTGTTTCTTCTGTATGGGTTTTACCTAACATTCCTTTCGGATGGTTTGTTCTTACCAATTCAATAAATTGATTAATAGTTCTAATACTATTTTGACGTTTTGTTTCTTTTCTTTCTTTAATAATATCATCAGTAATAATTACTCTATTTACATTTGTTAAATTTAATCTACGAGCAACCCTACAAATTTCTGTTTCTGTTCTGTTTATGATTTTAGATAGTTTATCTAAATTTAAAGCATTGGGATGAGTATTATACCAATTAGTTATATATTCTATTTCTTCTTTAGAAATAAGATTTCTCTTACCACTTTTTAAATTTAATCTAGACTTCTTACCCCTTATCATTCCTTCTGTTTTATTTAATGCTTCTGCTAACTCCAAAACAGATAACTTACTAACATTTTCTATTAAAAATTGTTCTTCTTCTTTTGTCCAAATCATTGTTTATCACCCTTGTATGCCTCTTTAAACTTATCACAAGCCAAATCATTAATTTCTTCTTGAATTCTACCTTCAATAGCCTTATTTAAAATACTACAATTATTTTTATATCGTTTACATGCGATGCAATTAGATTTAAATTCTTCTAATTGATTGACGGTAGGAAAAATACCTACATAGTCAACAGGATAGATGGTAATATTAATATGAGGATTTTTAGAATCATAAAATATACCATTAACTCGTTCACATGTTACATTATCATCTAACCAAATTAATTGTGTTTCTGTAATTGAATCTAACAAAAGCTTAAAGTAATTATTAGCATCTTTATCAATTCTGTCAAAATAAAAAACACAGTCAACGTAAAAGTGCTGTGTCTTGTTAGGGATTAAATCCCATCCTTGAAGTTTTACTTGTTCTTGTATGTATTTAATAAAGTCTTTCTTATATTTTTTAGCTTCTGCTGTTTCATATAATGTTACTTGAGGTTTTCCATGTGCTATAAATGCCCTTGGTTTTATGTAATGATTGACTGAGACAGGGATAGGGGATTTTAAATTTAATTTGTTATATATATTCATTCACTCCTTAATCCATTAAAAGTGTTATTTCATCTTTTATAATTATTTATTATTTTATTTTATTATTTCTATCTTATTTTTATTTTGTTATTATCTATATTTTTGTTAATTAATTTGATAGCAATTAGGGTAGAAATCTATGAAATCTACCCTAAAATTTAAACGTCGATGTTTGTATCTTTAGCGAAGGTGTTATGGTATGGTTTTGGACTACTTAAAAATTATATTTAACACTCAATGTTGATTGCCTATTTTTTGTTATTGCACCGACATAAACATCAATATTTGAAAAATCAATTCCCGTCACATCAATTTCATGTGTACTGCTTAAAACACCGCTTCTACTTAAAACACTAGCATTATATAAATCAGTTCCAGTAGGTACTGAATATACTACTATTTTTGCTAGTTTATCCGTTTCAACGGTCAATGTGTCACCAACCTTAGTTGCTGAAATTATTGTAGGAATAGTAAAATCAAGATAGTCAGGTATTATTATTTCTCTTAATCGAACAATATGAAATCCATCTTTCTTACTATAAGGTATTTCAACCACAAAAATATTTGTTGATATTTTGCGTATATCACAATTACCTGTTATTTCTTTCCCTTCCAAAATTGTTCCTGTTAAGTCAACTTCTACCGATAAAGTGGTTTCAATCCTATTCAAATTTAAACCCTCGAAATTTTTAACATCGGTTATGATTACAAGTTCTGCTCCCTCTGTATACATCCCTATTCTTCTCACCATTCTGCGTAAAAATTGATACTCTACTGCTGTTCCATAATCAAGGCTTATTACATCACGACCATTAATTTGATTGAGCATCCCTTCAAGATATTCCTGCATTTCTGTATCGTAAGAAATGTGCCAATGTGTAAAATCTGTGTACCACCCATTGTTTATAATAGCATCCTCTAAAATTAAAGCACATTGAGCAATAGCATCTGCTCTTGTCATTCCTTCCTGTGTAATCATGTAATTTACACCTGTTGATTCAGCTTTATATGTTGCGATTTCATGGTTAAAATTATAGTCCCATCCAGCATCTTTTACAGAGTTTCTTATACCTAAAAAGTAGTCTTTAATAATATATATTGGTTGTTTTCGACCATAACCATAACTCCCACTACTAGCGTAAATACCGAATTTATTTTTAAACCAATTTTGAAAATATTCTATAACTGGCGTTAAAACATCAACTTGACCATATATGTCATTTATAACATCATATCCGTATTTACCACCTGTCAAATCAAATAGTTGTTGACCGTGGTTGGGATAATTAACCGCCTTTGTTGCCCCAACCAATGACGCATCAATTAAATCACCATCTGCTGCCGCTTGACTCCATATTGTTTTATAAAAATCAGGTATAGACTCAATCACCCCTGTAACAGGATTCTCCCAAAATTCCGTTTGGTAGTATATTCCATAGCGAATTAAACCTGTTTCATAAATTTCATCTAAAACATCTTGGTCATTATATATAGGTGTCACAAATGCGTGAAGATTGAAATTGTACTTAAACCCTAATATTTCTTTTCCAAAAATATCTTCTTGTACTTGATCTGTGCAATACGTCACAGCTGCGATAGCACCATATTTATGATTACAAGGCTGTAGTTCTTTTTCAATATTTGGATAAAAAGTTAACCCTTTTACATTAACCCCTTTTAAAATCATGCCATCACCCTCAAAATTGGATGTGTTGCGCTGTCTGTAGTATCTGACCACACATCACCACTTACTAAACCAATCGGGGGGCTTGCAAGTGTACCTGTAGGCAACGTTCCCGTTGTTATGAAAGCATCAGATTGTACGCTTACAAATGCAACACTATCCGTGGTATTCAAACTTTGGTCATACGCTTCGCCACCGCCTTCGTCAACAAACGCTTCTTTTGTGAACACAAATTGAGTATCTCCTAAAATATTACTTAATGATGTGCCGTATGGACTTGCGGGAAATAATCTATAATCAATATGCATTTCCAGCGAATAAGTTGCATTAGAGTAATTTAAAACAGATACACCGTATTGATTTTCCGTTAGTGTGATTGCACCAGTATCAATGGCTAAAACCCAACCAGTATCATCTTTCCGTTCAATAATAACACGATAACCGCCTGTTGCGTGATTGCGTGCGATGTAGCGTAAATTGTGCGGTTTATCTGCATCACCACCAGTGATTTTGATAAATTGAAAAGCAGAATATATTTTCAATTTCGTTTCTAAATCTATAACCGCAGTAGCATCTTCGTTGTAAAGCGTGAAATATTTCAATGTATATTTATTTAATATGTCCTGGAAATTCAGCTTTAAATCTTGTTCGGCATCTCTTTGGGTTTCGTAAAGATATTCGTATAAATACCTAAAGGATTCATACTCGGTAACAACATCACCTAATTCAACCTGATAACCATTTATTTCATCATTTGAAACAGAATACTTCACATATTTTGCATCAACTGGTGTAGCAAATGTCCTCGTAGTTGTAGTAGGGGCAGAGGTTGATAGACCGCTAATAAATATTTTATCAACATCATAAAAGGTTAATACCCATGCTTGATTTTGAGTATAATTTGTGTTCGGCGATATTGTCTCAAAGCCTGACGTTGAATAACTAGCATTAACAGATAAATATCCAGTACTAGCATTTAACACTTTCCCTATCTCAACGTTATTTTTATTAAATATATTTTTACCAACACTTACATTGGCCTTTGTTAATAGTTCTGCCGTAGTTTCTGCCTTATACGCATTAAGTTCTGCTATCGCATTTTTATCTAATCCCATATTACACTAACCCCCAAGCCCTATAAGCTACTGTGGTGGTTACTGTAACAACGTTAAATGGCGAAAATAAAAGAGACAAAACTTCCCCTGCCAAAACTGTATAAGTGTCAGTTCCGATTGTAAAGGTTAGAGATGATAAGCCATCATTTGATATAGAAAAACCGTTCATTGGTTGAGTAAATGTATGTTCTTTATTCACAGAACCACTAAATGGCTCCTTCGCTAAACTCCCAACTACAGTAGCATTTACATCTTGTTTTGAATCATTTACAAAAAATCCATTCATAATTTAATTTATTCCTCCTTTTATTAACTTTTTTACTAAAATAATTAATAACTAAAATAATTATTTACTTCACATTTATTAATCTTTAATTAATCTTTAAGCACTCCCATACACCAGTAATCAATGTCTGCTTCAACTATTTGGAATTTATCAATTGTCTTATGTATCATATTTCTGCCAGTGTCCATTACAAATTCTCTATTTGCTTTAAATGGAATCGGATCTGACCCATTAATTGCTACTGTACAATCTTGTTGAGGAATAAAATTTAAAGATAAAGCAACTAATGATGTATTTTTTTCTGGATCAATTTTAAATGATTGAATAAGTTCAAAATTTTCTGTAGATTTTCCTTCTTTTCCGAAATAATTTGATTTGAAATTAGATGTTGAATTTGCCATTTTTAATTCCTTCTTTCTTTTTTATTTTATTTGTTATTTATTTTGTTAGGGGGTTTGATTAGATTTTGTTTTGATTGATTAATTGAAATAAAATTGTTTATAAAATAGAAAAAAATAAGGAGAAGAAGACAAAATTATTTTCTGTCTGTCTTCTCCTTATTTTGATAACTGGATAGGGATTTGGGTTAATGGGTTGGTTTGGTTAGTTTGTTGAATTTTATTATAAACTTACGTATTGTTTATAATTAATTAACTCTTTGTCCATAATTGTTTCTATATTATCAATATCGTAATACCATATCTCTAGAAAGTTAATATTGTTATTTTCAGCATATTCTTTCTTACGTTTATCATGTTCAACTTGTTTTTTAAATTCATCTTTATCTTTATGAAATCCTTCCCTATATTGTTCATGCTGAATTCCTTGAAACTCAATCAAAAGATTATATTTTGGAATATAAAAATCATATGATAAATTTCCGTTGTTAACTCCTACTAATCCCTGATATTCTTTTTGTGGTACAAAATAAATATTATGTAATTCTAAATATTTTCTAATATATTGTTCACCTTTTGATTCTGCACAAATTGGACATCTTTGACCATTTAAAAAATTATTCGTATTCATTGGAAATGTTTTACCACAAGTTTTGTGAGTAAAGGTTAATTTTGTTTTATTATTTTTATAATTCCCATCTACCGTGTATTCATCATTTACTAATTCATATACTTCTTTTCTAACAATGTCTATATTTTTTCTTTCTAATCCTGAACAAGTGTAACATCTATTACCAGACAAGATGTCATTTGGAGCAACCATATATTCTTCATTGCAAATATTATGTTTCATTTTAATTTTAATATGATTATTTATATATTCGCCTAATACTTCATATTCGTCTCCATATTTTTCATATATCCTTCTTTTAAATTCTTCTGTAGTTAATTTTATATTACCTGCACATTTTGGACACCTATATCCTCCTGATATAAAGTTAGCAGGAGTTACTGGATATTCAAATCCACAAGTTACATGCTTCATTTGTACATATGTGCGATAATCTATATATTTACTTAATATTAAATAATCATCTTTAACTAACTCGTAAACTTCTGTACAAAATTGTTCGTGGGTTTTACTTAGTTTTTCAATTAACATTTTCTTTCCGCATTCTTTACAATGTCTTATATGATTATTTTCCCTTTTAAAGATTTTAAAAGTAGTTGAAAATAAATTACCACATCTACAGATTATATCTAAATTAGTTATGCTATTTATATATTCTTTACTTAATAATTTGCATCCACTATTACTTTCAATTTCAACAAAATGCTTTACTGCTTCATGTGTAAACCTTTTTGCCATTTTATTTTCTCCTCCCACTATTAAGAGATAATGGGAATAGGACTATGTAGTGGCATAGTCCTATTAATTACACTTATAAACTTGCGCAAATCTATAAGAAACCATATGTAATTATTGTTTGTCAAAACTTATGTTTGATAAAATAACTTTTTCCAATGGAACATTGTATAAATTTTCAATATTAATTAATTTTCCTATCAAATCTTTTGTTACTTTTGCTTTTTTACTGATTGGTATTTGAAAAACCTCTTTGTCTACTTCAATAAATAATGTATCTGATTCATATTTACCAATCTGTATATTTGTAACTTTGTAATTCAATTTATCAACCCCTTGTTAGGAATGGAACATTAAATCTCTCTTCTATTAAACTGCGTTATTTACGTATTGAGACATTGTTACCATTTTATCACTTGAACTTTCTTTAAGAACATCA